TCATGCCCACTTCCAACTTACCTTCTCCTACGCAAAGTTCTGGCCTTATTCAATTTTCTGTGTATAACCTCGGAGGCGCTAATTTTCCCTCTCAGACAATTTCCACTGTCGGGAATGCAACATCTGTCTATGATGCTGGCGCTGAGGTTTTTACATGTAATTTTCTCCCTTATAGCCAGACGTCTATTTTCACTGTGGAATATTTCTATACCGTTCAGGTTTCTTCAGCTACAGTTTTCACGAACTTGTATGCTTTTCCGGCTCTTCTGACCTCACCTCAATCGTCTTCTGAAGTGCTAAATGGTGTTTCGGCAACCCTCTCGGCAGGGTGTTGTGGCACCTTGGAAGTAGGAAGCATCCCTTTTGCTAATGCAATTGATATTCACTTATGTGCTTTTACTTCTGCAGGAACTCAGGCTGGGGGCTCTCCTTTTGATTATATCATTATAAAAGAGTTTGCCAATACGGGCTCTCCTTTCTTGGAAGCAACCGTTACGACCACTTCAGCCACTCCTGTGACCCTTCTTACACTTGATCCTACCAATGGAAATCCGGGTGTTCCGAGCAGTCTCTGGCTTCTTGGTACGGTCACTTATTTCGACTCGGCTAACCTTATCAGCAATATGCAAAAAGACTGGATGGTCATGGCAGAATATAACGGAACCACCACGACGGTGACTACGGGACCTGACTTCAGTCTTGTTGGGTCCCCCTCTCTTACTTACACAGTTTCCGGAACGGACGTGGTTATTGACGTCATAGGAATTGCCTCAGAAACATTTACGGTTAAGGCCAATTACCAACAAATTGCTGGTGGTATCTGATGAGCACTTTTTCTTCTTCAGTTGGTCTTCTACAACCCGGGATAAATTGTCTCAATAATTCGGGCCTTTTCGTTCCCATTCCGTCGACCGCTCAAGATGATGTTTTAGTGTGCACGGGCCCCAATACTTATGACTTTGTTTCTACGGTAGCACCTTCTAGCTCGGGAGCAGTCCGTCAGCTCGTTAGCATGAATCCGACCACGACTAATTTCGTGCCTCAGGTCGGAGGGGGCACAACATATACATTGGCATCTGAATTTTTGGTGATGAATATCACGCCGACATCGGCTGCCAGTTCTTTTCTGATTGAGTTTGACGCTACTATCTATCAGAAGTCTACAGCCTCTGGAAATATCGTTACTGTGGCTGGCTTCCTGAATGCTGGCGGTTCTCCTCTTCTGGATAACCAATGCAATAACGGGCAGCTTGTGGACTTCACGGTCCCGATCACTGCAACTTCTACATTTTCAACGGGATCTACCACTCCTTTTACGGTGAATTTCTGCGTCCAGAGCACTAATCCTTCTACAACTGAGGCCATTTCTCCTTCGGATGCTTTTTCTGTCATTGAGATCAACGGCTCTAATCCTGGCACTGTCAACCCTTCCGTGATTAGCACGTCTGCCACGCCTGTAGATTCTTTTTTGTTGCCCAGCCCTGCTGCGGACACTTCGGTTATGTATATAGGTTATCAGACGTTCATGGACAGTGCTAATATCCTGAGCAACTTTGCTACTTTTTCTCTGGTCGTGCAACAAGTGGGCAATCCGGCCTCGGTAGCTCCTACGATTGCTGCTAATACCATTTTGTATGACGCTGTTTATAGCAGCCCTTCGGTCACATTTACCCCTCAAGTCGGTGGGGTCCAAGCTCAGATTGTTGGCGTAAACGGATCGACTTTCATCTGTCAGAATTCCTTCAGGACGATTTCGCCATGACAACATTTACAAATTCTTTAGCGCAAAGCACCTACGGCATTTCTTCCACGACCAATGCTGGTGTGCTTTTCGGGATTGCCCCTAGCACCAACTCTCAGTTTTTGCGATGCATAGGAAGTAATGCTTTTGATTTTAACAGTAATGCCCAATTCAGTGCTGGAGGGGGAATCATTCAAATCACTAACTTCCCTGCTCCTAACCCCGGGGGTGGTAGTCCTCTAAACGTTACCGTAGTGGGCACACAGTCGAGTGTTTATAATGCAGGCGCCTTGTTCTACAGCTTTCAATTTACCCCTCTTTCGACCACTTCGCAGATTTATGCTTGTTTAAATCTGAATGTTGACTTTGTCTTCGGACAGGCGGGGAATAGTGTGATCTGGTGCGGCTATTTGAACCAGACCGGGAGCCCTGTTATCAGCGCTTATCAAGCCAACCAGAGTTCTAGTAGCGGAATGATTTGCAGCGCTCAGGCGTGTGCTCTCATTGGATCTAACTTTGTTGGCCCTCAGACCTTCAGCATTTGCGCTTTTCGAGGCACTACTGCCAGCACTCCGCAAGCACCTTTTAATAGTTCTTCTATAGAGATCTGGGAGAAGTCTTCGCTTCCCGTCAATCCTATTTCATTTTTGGTTAGCACGGCCACCGCGGTCCTGTGTTTGAGCTTTCCGTTAGCCCTGAATTCTTCTCTAGCGGTTCAAGGAAGTTGGGAAGCTTTTAATAGCACGACCACCCCGGTAAGTTCTCTGGGAAACAACGGCGGAACATTTTTCTTCGTAGGCATCCGGGGATCTGGCAATGTAGCCTTAGCCAACGACAACGTCGTGAGAAAAGAATTGTTAGCCTTTGGCACCGGACCGAGTATTCAATTTTTGGCCAACACTTCGACTCAGGCGATTGAGGTCTATGCTGTGGGCGTTACGGGAAGCACTTACAATTTCAACTTCAACTTCACAACTAATTAAAGACATCACCATGCATAAACATATCAAACACCTAGAAAAGGTCCACAAACATATCTCCGATGCCATCCACCGGATGAAGGTTGATCACGAGAAAGAAGGCCGAGCTATGGAAAAGGGCCATAAGCGCGAAGCGCATAGAGAGCATCGTAAAGAAGGCCGGGAGATGGAAAAGATGACTCACGCCAAAGCTGACCACCGCGGGATGAGACATAGGGAAGAACCCCGCAAAGAAGAACGTCATATGAAACATAAACGTGAAGACCGTCATGAAAGAACACATGAAAAAAGAGACCGAGAAAAAACGACAGCCCGCAAGTACACGTTCGGGCGCGACTAAGCATAAGCGATCTTCTGAAGTGACAGTAGCTCGAGGGGTTAAAGAACCTCGCGAGAAGCGTGCCACATTGCGTAAGAAAGCTGGTTCGTCCAATGAAGGAAAATATAAAAACGTTTCTTCTTCAGACTTTGCTGGCCGCGCAGGGGGCGCATCTCCTCATAGCTATCCGATCAATACGAAAAAAAGGGCGAAAGCTGCTTTGGCATATGCCCATAACGCGCCAGATCCGGCTGGAATAAGAAAAGCTGTTCACAAAAAGTATAAAGACCTATGAGCACTAATTTTTCTGGGATGGCTGGTGGGATTTCGGCGATCGTTGCTGGTCCTCTTTTTTGCACGATGACGGTGAATCAGCTCCTTACTACGGGGACTAACGCTCCTATTATATGGAATAACATTGCACTGGCTTCGCCCTTTATGGATTATAACACCACCACAGGAGTGTTCACTGCTCAGGTGGGGGGTATTTTTGTTTTTCAGGTGTTTTTCAGTTTTTCCAATGCAACTACCGGGAATGTTTTCGTTATTCAGTTCTTAAATGGGGTAGGAAGCGGAGCCGACAATTTATGGTCTTCGGGGGCCCTGGCGCCTCCTAATACTCAGCTCATTTTTACTAAGTATGAGGAATATCTCTTGGCCGCCGGAGACACTGTTTATTTCACCGTCAACGGAATGAATGCTCAGACCATCGACGGCAATCCTCTTTGGTCTCGGGTGCATGTTATGTTAATTCAAAGGGGGAACTGATGACAACTTCTGGAATTGTAGGTGGTCTCCCCTATAATGCGAATAATTGCCTGATCTTTTCCAACGGGAGTAGTTATAGCTATTCAAGCGGTTCTACCTTAACATTTTCCAATATCGAGTTAATTGGCCCCGAGCCGGCTTGTTCCCTGAACACGAGTACGGGAATTTTTACTTGCAATCTCGCGGGTTGTTATATTATCCATATCACTCCCTATCTCCAAGGAGTTCCTAATAACGTAGGCTTCACCGGGAATGTTTATGTGAACGGTTCCCTATATCATACGTGCGCAACGCTCAACGGCAGTCTGGCATTCACAAATAGTTTTATGAACATTATTTTGTGCACGATGATCGTGGGAAATCCGGGCGACACTTTTTATTTCACAATAGATAATACTGCGGGCAGCGCCCATAATATACAGTCCGGAGCATCAGGAGGCTGGGGAGATGTACTCTTCTTTGCATAATTTATGAATTATACTGGCATCATCGGAGGGGCCCCCTTCCTTACGAGCAATTTTTTATGTGTCTATCTGGAAAATACTATTCAGATTCCCGCTACCACTGCGGGTAGTTACATAATTTATGACACTATCCAAACGGCGTGCGATGCTACTTCTTATGACACTACGACAGGAGTATTTACGCTTAATTATCCCGGTAAGTATTTGCTTAACCTAAAAGCTCGTTGTAATACCGGTTCTTTTGCGAATTTTAATCCTAATATTAGTTTGTATATGCAAGTCACGGGACTTTCCCAAGGGCTTGTAGGTAGACAAAACTTTTATTTCTGTCAAAATGCAACGACGAACAATCGCCAGAATACTGCTAACTTCAGACGCATTATTAATGTTTCTGCCGGAGAGACATTTCAGTTTCAGACTATCATGGGAAATACATATGGATCTGGCTATTACGACTGTGCGGGCCAGATTAGTCAAGGCTCCCGTTCTACGGTGGTTTACCTAGGGCAGTGATTCGCGTCGCGTAGAGGAATCTCTTGCTTGAGCTTCATCAGGTCTATAAGCGTGCGCTTATCAGCACTTTCTTCTCCCGAGCCTTCCTCGCGGTTCACATACCATTCTTCCAGCGTCTCTTCTGCGGCATCTTCCGGGTGAAGGTTTTTATACTGTTGGTACATTAGCTCGTAGTTAGGATTACAAAAGCACATTAGCTCGCCAACTTTAATTAAAAAATGTATTTAAATTGGCCAAACTCTGAATGCGTTCTCTCATATTGGTCGCCGTCGGGAAGGTAACCTTCAGATCTTTTACCAACATTCTTCGCTCAACTTTGTTCTTCATGATGATCATGAGATAGATAGCATAGAACCATTTTTTCAGAGGCACGCGAGAGCGAAAGAAAATCGTTTCTTCCGTGATAGAATCCGTATAACCGCACCTATGGGGACATTTCAGAATGTTGTCTTTTTCATAGAATTTCTGGAATGCTTGCTTACATTTTGGGCATGCCAGGGAAGTCCCGAACTTCATTTTGATCAGATGGTCTCTACATGATTGTTCAGTAGGAAACCGGGTCTTAAGTTCTTTTGCGGTAATCATGGCTTTAACAATCCTTAACGGTTTTTATACCAAATCCTGAGGCCACTCTTCTTCGTTATGGTCCCAGCTTTCGTAGACGGCTCTGAATTTCCAGTGACTTAATGTGCCTTGTTTTTTGATGAGCACCTCTTTGCAGATCTGACAGTCATCGGCATAGAGTACTCCGGTGGCCGCATCTTCAATGGTTTTCAACATATTTGAGAGGTCGGGCTTGTAGGTCACCCTTGTCTTCTTGGGATAGAGAATGTAAAGCTTCAGACTAATTGCCCCTCCTGACGGAATAGGCTCTCCTGAAAATGCATTGATGATGAATTCACGCAGGGCTTTCTTGAATTTAGAATTCCTATTGTAAACGCGCACATCCCCTTTTGTTTTGATCACTTGAATATCATAGGGAACGGGCATTGCAGAAATGTCTATGCTCACTAGCACGATTTGCACAAAGTTAATGTTTTCACTTCATTCTTCTTGAGCTTCACTATACAGTCGGGCCAATCCATCCAGCGACCTTTCACGATAATATTCTCTGGGAGCCGGAGACAGATGGGCTTACCGAATCCGAAGTTATGGGAAAATCTCATCCAATCTTGTGTGAACGCCTTAGGATCTTCTACATGCATATGAATATATATAAAAGATTTACTTTCAATTACTGTTAATAACATTTTAATGAGACATTATATATTCATAGAAAAACTTTCTGCATGTTCGTACAAACACAAAGTGGATAAAATCATTCATCGTTTGGCAAACATACTGTTCTTGGATGAGCATCTCGTCCAATGTCCGCACCGCATTTGTCATTATTCTTTTTACTGAGGGTTTTTCATCATAGGGAACTTCTTTGCAAATGGTGGCTATATGGGTCCATACAGGCGTCATATATTTTTTCATTGTATCTTCTAAGAAATCCTCTCCCATGAGCATGATATCTTGATAAAAAGCGCGTAAGTAACCGTCAATTTTCTGTAATGTGTCCTCGAATTCAATTAACAATTCGGCCTCCTTGTTCAGGCGCGTCATATCTTTTCTACTCTCCATGTATCAGCATTTTGGTAAGAACCACATCGAATGGCGCGGTACCCTCCCTCGATGCGTCTGTTATTGGCTCTAAAATATTGACCTACTTTCTTCAGGCAAATATTGGCATTTTTCGTTGGGGTATTAGATATTTCTGAAAAGCATTCTAATATAAGCTCGTTACATTCCATTACAGCTTTATTATATACATCTCTTATTCTGAAATCTAGATTTCCTACTAACTTAAACCAGGCTTCTAAAGTTTTAGCTAATGTAATTCTGACGGGGTCATCGTCTTCTAATTGCTTCCTACTTGCACAAGGATCAGCCATTCCGCACCAGACTAACGCCGACCTTATCCAGTTGCTCCATTCCTCGAAGCGCCCGAAGGGTTTGAATACTTGTTTTGGCCTTCCCGCCTGGTTATAAGCGTGTAAGATTGTGAGTGCATATTGCACCAGAATGCCCCGATGTTGAGGGATAAAGTGATGTAAATTTACTGCGAATTCTCTTTCTTCCGGGCGTTGGACTTCTGCATCCAGACTACTCAAAACGACCCGCGTACTGATGTCTCCTTGGAAGACGAGGTTATTTCCCGTGGCCAGAAAGAGAATCGATGTAGGGTAAATAGCTGTTTGTGTCTTGCCCAAGACCCTTCCTTTATAAGAGGTTTCTGTCAGGATAGAGCACAGCGTGGAAGACCCGAAGGGGCGTTCGATATTGTCTATGCACACAATCGGGTGACCGTCTTGAAGAACTGCTAGCAACCTTTTAGATTCTTCACTTTCATTGGTAGACTGAGAGATTACCGACGTCTCATGACCTGTCACGATCAAAGAAACGACAGCCGCTAACAAAGATTTGCCCGTCCCCATTTTAGGAGCTGTAAATGCATGTAAAGGGGCTGTGGGAAGAGAAGAACGGACTAATCCTGTTAACACCGCTGAGAGCGCTACGGACCGACTAGGAGGGTCTCTGAAAGGGAAATCACGTATCAGATCACATAAAGCAAAGGCTGCTTCCTTGGCGTCTTCCAGCGTGGGATGCGGGGCCATATTGAAGAAGACAAAGTCTTTGTTCTTATGCATATAGAGCCCAGACTCTTCATCAAAGCCTTCCTTAATCAGGAGCTCTCCGTTCGGCTTTATCGTGGGTGCGCAGATAATATTTTTTAACTGAGGCAACTCCCAATTCCCTAGGGACAGAAAAGAACGGCATAAAGCCTCGGGACAGTCTAGCTGATGAGTTTTCCCCGTTTTATCCTTTTTGAGGAACTTCATATTTTGTGAGAGGAATGTCGCGAGATAAACGCTATCTACCTCTTTCAGGTGCACAGTCTCCGAAGTTGTTATGATTCGAACCAGACGTTGGTCTTTGATATAAAAGCTACCGTGGGCGCGAAGGCATCTAAGAATCGAGAAAAACGCTTGATCTAACTCACCGGGCGTCAAGATTACCGCGAGATCTTTATGCATGTTTTCCTCTCTTTCTACTCGTGATCTATCCAGATCCGGCGCTGAACAATCGGAGGAGACCGGAATTCATCTATGGAAAGCCCGTTATCTTTTAACGCTTTGAGCACGCAGGGCAGTTCACAAACATCTTTATATCGGGCGACAGACATCTTGTTATTGAAAGAATAGTTCACGCCTGCGCAGCTAAAAGGAACATCAGCTCCCATTTCTTTGAGTTCTTTTTTAATCTGGTCCGCTTCATCGACATAACGCATGATCTCTTTGAGACGTTTACATCTTTCTATGCATGCTTCATCATCTCTTTCTACGGCATCTATGGGCGCTGCACTCGGAGGGATTTGGGGCACCACATGGTTTTCCCAGAAGTATTTCACCCTCTCGATGATAGATTCTTGCATGTCCGGATCTGGTTTTTCTTCTAAAAATCTCCAGTCGATGCCGGTGGGCCCTAAGCCATTGGAGTAGATATAGTACGCTTTCCACTGCGCGTCGGCATCAATACATTTTTGTGCGAGCAACAGTTGCTGTTGGATCTGAAGCCGGTGAGCCATCGGGATAGAGGTAAGAGATAAATACTTTTCATGATTCCCCATGAACTTCATTTCCCAGATGCATTTGTTCTGTACGTTTATGCCATCCAGAGTTGCTCTTAAATAAGGAATATCCGGATGCTGCAAACACATTTGTTCTTCTATATCCATCTTGAACGCTCTACGCAGCTCGGGAAATAAAACCGTTTCCAGCTTCTTGCCTTTGTTCATGCGATGAAGGTTATAGCCGTCATTTTTTGCTTTCGCCGCAGCCGCAGGATTTTTAGTCAGCTTATTCCACAGCTCTAACTGGCTCTCAAAAGGATTGCAGTCGAATAAGGTCGCGCAGCTAGAGGCTCCTATTCCTTCTAAGCGCCACTCCAACCACTCCTTTTCTTGGGACGTGTCAAATTTTCTGAACGGTCCCGATAAAGGTTCAGATAAAGGCTCAGACATCAAAGGCATCCTTATTCTCATAGACATTTTCTAGATCAAACGGCATCATTTTCAGGAGCCTTAAGCATTCTTCAGGGGGTTCTGAACGCGCCACTTGAGTAGCAAAGTTTTCATCGAGTTTAGTGATCAGGTTAAAGACATATTTATTCTGTCCCCCCTCAACTGTCTTCTGAACCTGGCAGGTAGCAAAATCATAGATATTCTCAGGTTGGAACTTTCGATAAATAGCCACGATATCCTCAAAGACGAATTTTCCTGTTACCTTAACGATTTGCAGGGTTTTTTTGGCATGCAGATACGCACAGAAGAACAGAAAGGGGGTTATTTTGTCGTCATGGGGCTCTCTGAGTGCTTTAGCCTTTGAGTAGTCTTCGGCCCTAAATACGTGCTTAGAAAGCGGTGGTTGATCCGCGATCGGCAATAAAGGATTTGGTTTCTTCCAGAGTTCATATCCCATTTTGATGTCACTGACAATACGGAATATCACTGAATTCTCATTCTTCAAGAGCTTAGAAATGGTGGTTTCTGTGGTGAAGGCTGATTCTGCATAGGCTAGTGTTTCTTCGGAGATTACCATGTATTACCTGCTTATTTTTATTTGCTTGCTAATTTTTAGCGTAACGCGTTAGTTGTTGTCTAATAACGCAATATATATAATAACACTATATACAAAGCAAGGGACTTTTATGGGACTTTTCCATGAGAATGCAGTATTTGATAGCTATCTGACCCATTTGGCCGAGGGCCTTCCGGCGAATGCGTGGTGCATGACAGACCGTCAAAAAGATAAAAAAAGTTATATTACCGCGAAGTCCATTAGCCAGCATTTAGGCAATCTGTTCGATATCTCGTTGGTGGATTTAGCCAAAGCCAAAGGAGTACATGTGCGCTTCAGGCAGATGAAAAATCTAGCTCAAGACCCTAAGACAGCGCTTCCTAACTTGGCTGTATTTAAGGCTCTCAATGAGATCTTCTTCACCGACCTGGTTAACGAGGTATTAGATCCCGGACTGTTAATGAAGACGATCAATGAGATTATTGCTAAAGAGATGCCCGCATCTGACGTTTACGACGAGGGATGGGCGGAGATAGAGGATATATCAGCCGAGAAAAAGTTACCGCTAAGCATACAGCCCCAGGATATTTAAATGAACCCGAGCCCCCAGCCTGAACAGGAACTTGAAATGTCACCAGATACATCGGAAGAATATAAAAAATTTGATATTATAAAGAGAATAGAAGATTACGTAGAATCGGATGGATCTAAATTGCACTCCCTCAAAGAATTTATAATTAAGATCGAATCCACTATCCGTAAGTTCAAAATAGAAACTGGCTTACAGCTCAAAAGGTGCGTCAAAAACCTCAAAGGAGAGGCTCTTCTCAAGCTGCGTCAAGGCAATGCTCGGAGATATAAGAAGTTTTATTCCATTGAAGAGAACCGTCAACGCATTTTAGAGAGGCAGCGGTTAGACCGTTTAGCGAAGAAAGCCGCCATTCCACCACAACACGTAGACAGAGTAGAGAATAATGGCTCAGAAGATTAAAGGTTACACCCCTATTCAAGTTCCTGTTGGTAATGACGTAGGTCGTCAAGCGTTGCGTAATCAGATGCAACAGGTGAGTCCTATTACCACCAAGGCCATCAATTCGTTATCTCAACTTGCTGGGTTTTCCGATAATGCCAACGGCGCTGATAACGGCTTACAAGCTTATAAGCAACAGCAACAAAATCGCTTTAACCAAGAGATAGTTCCCGGCATTTTACAACGCTTCGGGGGTCAACGAGGGTCAGGATTAAATAATTCTTTAGCCTCAGCCTCTCAAGGCCTAGGAGAAAATCTAGCTGCACGCCGTGAAGACATGCAAATGAATGCACTTCAGCAATTGCTCGGGCTTAACAGTCAGCTCATGAATACCAAAGATTATGAGCACGGATTTTTGCAAGACCCGGAGAGCGGCTGGAGTCAGTTTGCGAGCAAAGGATTACCCGCTATTGCTTCTATCGTTTCAGATATTATGCCCTCAAGTTGGGCCACTAACCTTATCAAAGGCTTCGGGCAAATCGGAGGACAGCTAGGAAACAAAAGCGCTAACGCTAATTCTAGTTATAGCCAACAGTTCGGACTGCCCAAGCAGGGGTATATCTACTAAAAACTGTGCTTTTTCTAATGATATTCATGATTTCTGTTAGATTTGTTAGATATATTCTATTAGATTTAAAGAATGAAATATAAATAATACTAACGGTAGCTTTTGCCACGCCAGCGGAGCTTTTGGCACGCCAGCAGTGCGTTAACATCTAACAGAACTAACCGATTTACCCCCAAGGCATCTCGAAAAGGTAAGCTGCCTTCATGAAAAGCCATGCAAATGCCACGATTACGCCCCCCATCACAATCCCATGGTGTACATATTCTAGAATTGTATGACGCGGAGGTTCGCAATGCCAGAGTCCTGCATCATGAAGAAAAGCTTCATCTTCATCTTGGCCATTCTCTTTCCATAAAAGATGCCAAATCCCGATGACGAAAAACATTAATGCCCCGATATGGAACATACACACATAGGCATTTACCCTAAGCAACGGGCCTAAAGACATTCCTCCTATCTCCAGCGATCCCCCTCCATCCCAATATAACTGGGCGACCACCGATATTCCTATATAAAATAGAGTGCCTAAGGCATTTAATATAATTCTCCATGCGCCTTTATTCATTATTCTCGTCCTCTTAACATTTCAATTTCTCCTTAGCTTCTAGCGCCTCTTTGCACGTTGATAACACAATTACGAGCTCTCGTTTTTCGTCTTTATAGTAGTTGCCATCGAAGTTTTCTGGACATAGAGAAATAGAGCCACTTTCGACTAGCTGCTCTCCCATCTCCATCAACTGCATCCAGTGTCTTTTCGGAATAAGGGTTTCTAAACATGGGTATCCTAAATTAATGCAGCAGTTTAGCAGCTCCAAAATAGTAAGTTCATAAAACCCCCCTTTAAATAAATCAAGTCCAGCTACCTCGACTAAGCATTTTTTACAAAATAAATAGACGCTATATACCATCAAGTCGTAAATTACATTGGAATACCACTCTATCGAAATGAGCGCACGAGAATAATCATGTAATAAATATAATTCTGATTTGGTGAGATCTTTCTTGGAGTCCAAAAGACCCATAAAGGTCGAGGTGTGCCCCACAAGCTGCCTTTCCTCTTCGGATATCTTAGAGTGTGCGTTTGGGTGATTGATCATTTTTTTAATATCTCCATCTGATCTCTATTTTTCTCCATCCAATATTCTTTATTGAGGTTAAACTCCCCTCGCTCGTATCTCTGTATCGCTTTAAAAACGCCACAATTGGAGACCTTTACGGCTTTACTGATTTTGTCTAGAGTCCACCCCTTTTTTCTTTTTTCCAGGATAAACTGTATTTCTTGGTCAGTGATCCTGGGCTTTCTCCCTTTGAACTTCCCTTCTGCCTTCGCTTGCTTCAACCCATCCTTAGTCCTTTCAGAGATCATCGACCTTTCCAATTCAGCAAAGACCATCAGCAATTGTATCATGGCCTTAGCAAAGGGGTTTTCATCAAATCTCATGCGTAGGTTCAGTATATATAAAGAGGCTTTCTTGCTCTGGATCTTAAAGATATTATCCATGAAGTCTTTGACGCTTCTGCCTATTCTGTCAACGGCGTCAGTGACCACCTCATCGCCTGCCTCTAGATCTGCTATTAATTTTTCCAGAACCGGTCTCACCGCACTTCCCTTCGCTGTTCGTTTCTCTTCATACATTTGATAGACCTCACCGCCAAATGCCTCCTTAAAAGTCAGAAGCTGCCTCTCTAAGCTTTGTTCTTCTGTTGAAACGCGGGCGTAACATCTTTTCATGTGTTTTTTCCTTTCGGGTTGATACTATAGGGAACATGATAACATAGACCCCATTAAAAACCTAATTAAAAACATTGTAGACACTGAATTGTAAGCGTATTTGTCAGTTGCGGAGGCCTCGGTCCCGAGCGGAGCGGCGACCTTTGTCGCTGATAGGCGAGGGCCGGGGTTGGAGCTCTCCCCGTTTTACCCACCTCCCATTATCCCCGCTCATATGGCCGCTCACCATCATTTAGACCATTTGTGCGTCATGTTTTGGCATTTATGCCCTCTTGAATACGCGTAAAGGCATAATCACTAAACGTATAAACTTCTACAATTTAATCGACCGTCTAAGTTATAAAGATCGGCCATGAATTCGATCCTTTTTCTACGCAAATGAGTGCTAATTGCATTAATTAAATTAACTTTTTGCTTGAAGGGGGGGGTACCCTTAAACATTTCTTTAGGTTCTATACATATATATGAATAGCTAAAAAAAAATTGTTATGTAAACATATGTTCTAACGCCCTTACCGTTAGTTTCCAATCCGCCCTTAACCTTTAACCAGGAGTAAGAATGTCCCTCCCCTTAGTCTTAGATTCCCCTTCCCTTTCTGAATCCGTCTCTCAAGCTGTTTCTGAAGCTATTCCAATCCTTATCCATCACCTCAATGAGATCCTCACCTTCTTCCGCCTCGGCTTTATCATCTTCGGAGGTCTCGCTTTAGTCCTTCTTTTTGTGATCGTCTTACACATAGGCGAGTCCTGGTTAAAGCGTATTTCTAAGCCGAGTTCCGAACCGCATTCCGAACCGCATTCCGAACCGCATTCTGAACCGAGTTCCGAAATCCCTCCCCACTGGGTAGAATTGTCACCTTCCCAGAGCGCAAATACTCCTGTAAGCGATGCTAATCCTGTAAGCGATGCTAATCCTGTAAGCGATCATCCAAAGCGTTTTATACATTTCCGTCCTTACAGTGAAGCTAATCCTGAGCCCATCTCCTCTGCTAAAGCGCCAGCTGCTAAAGCGCCAACTCCGGCCGCTAACGCTGTGGCTATGCCTACACGACTTGCATGTGCAGAAGCGCCAGCAGAAGCGCCAGCAGAAGCGCCAGCAGAAGCGCCAGATTCCCAGAGCGCAAATACTCCTGTAAGCGATGCTACCGAGCGCTTGAATATACAGTTTCGCCCTCAGAATGATGAACGGCCGCCCATGCCACTGCTAGCGCGCGTTCAGGATTTCTTTGGCGCTATTAGTCATGAATCAAACTGCGCAGATTCAAACTGGCAACTTTCTGAGTCTGATTTAAAATCATTAAGAGACGCGATTGTTCAGAAGTTTCATCTAGAATCCCCCTCTCTCGATCTGCATCGTCAGATGGATCTTGATCGTCATATGGAAGAAATGAATCCTTTCTTTAGTAACAAATTAAAGTCTTTAATAGACATCAAGACCAAGCGCTTTAAGAAAGGTAAATATAAAAATTTATCTGTACATGAGGTTCCCAACTCATATATAAAATATCTTAAATCACACGGATACTTTTAAATCCTAATTAACTTTTACCGGAAATCAATATGCTCTACAGTGCTACGCAAGCTCTCCTTAGTTTTTGTATGACAACCAATATTTCAATAGAAATGAAAGTGAATGAATTGAAAGGATTTATTTTAAAGATTTCATTTCCTTCCCAGATGATCAAAGCAAAGTCATTCTCCTACATAAAACCTAAAAACGAAGTCTGGATTGGTAATGGCTATAATGATCACTATTCTTACGCCACCCAATTCAATGACCCTGAGAACCCGAACGTATGTACTGGATTAGCAGCTGAAACGGGGATTTTAACCTTAGAACTGGTTTGCAGAGAGCTCTTAGATATCATAACAGATACGGAAGGTTTTTTCCCGAAAGAGATTGTATTGATGGACAATTCGTATATGGGCCCCTATTTTGATTGTAAACAAACCGTAAATCAATACGAAGACGAAGAAATGCTAAAAGTTGCACACAAATTGAATAACCTGTATTTCTTGCATGTCGCGGAATATGTGCAACGCACACCATTAGATTCCATCCGGGCTGAATATCAAACGTTAAAACGCCACCCCTTTACCTGTGATTAAAAGAAATCAATATGTTATACAGCAATTAAAGGAAATCAATATGCTCTACAGCGCCTTCCAAGCCCTTTTCGCCTTATGCCATCTTCACAATATTATTTTAGACATTCAAACCATCCCCCACCAAGGATTTGTGTTTACCCTCACCCCCAAACTTCCCCCTCCCGGTCTTCCACCACATCCTCTTTTTGCCGATATAAAACCCACCAACCACATCTGGGCTGGAAACGGTCATAACGAATTCTACACTTACGCCACCCAATTCAATGACCCTGAAGACCCCTCGGTTTGTACCGCCGTGACCGCCCAAACGGGAATTCTTACCATAGAACTTGTTTGTAGAGAACTTTTAGATATCATATTGCCCCCTCGGCCTCTTTGTCGTAGTAGTGACATTCCGTTACCAGATCCCGCTGAGGCCTGTAACTATCTGAAGTCCAATACTTGTGACGATGAATTTATTGTGGAATATCTTAATCACGAGCCGAATGCTGCTACCACGGCCATGGATGAAATGAACGATCTCTTCCTCTCCCACATGATCCAATATGTGCAACGCACACCATTAGATTCCATCCGGGAAGAACATTCATCATTACCCCGCTCGTCCGCAATGCGCCTCCCAGATTAGTTAAAAACATTTAATATATATTAGAGATATACTGAGCTAATAACAGAACGCAGTACACCACACAGATATAACCGCAGAACGCTCTAATGTTTATCCTCCCCCCTAACAACCGTCCCCGCGGCATCGTCTCCCTCTTACAAGGCCTTGCACAATCCTCTCAGAACCTTCACGAAGGCGCTCGGAATAAAGTTGCCCAGTTAGAAAAATCTCGCATTGCTAATCTGCTAAACAATCCTCAAGCGATACAAGATCCGGCCACAATCATAAATGCCGTCCGGTCTGGCGCTATTCCCGAAAAAGCAGGGATTGCTTTACTGAACAATCTCTCTAAGCAGGAATTGGCCTCATCTCAAAATAACGCGCCGTACTTTCCGCCCCAGGGGGCTCAGATGCGTCCTCAGATGCGTCCTCAGATGCGTCCTCAGCGCTCAGAGGCTAATCAGCAACTCTACTCCGACACTCACTCCCGTAGCGCTCGTCCTTCCCCTGACAGTTACAATCAAACCGGTAACGGCCCAGAGCCCGAAACGATTAACTCAGACTACGGAAGGGCTCCTATAAACACTCATATGCCCCTTCAGGGCAACACGGTAGATGATCCTGCTAACGCTTCAGCGGCCACTTTATCCTCTATTGAGGCGGACCAATCTTATCCGGACACGGGCAAGCCAGTTGAAAGGCCTAAGCTACAGCCGATTGAAAAGTTAGAATTCATGCCCCCTCCCACCGTGGGTGAACTTCGCGCTAGCGGCATCACTGAAAGAGAGCATAAGCTCAATGAAGCCAAACGCCTAGAAAACAACAAACGCGTCTTACACTACGAAAAAGAAAATGCTCCTCTCCGTCAGCAAGCTGCTAAATCCATTACAGAAGGTCAGAAAACACTCGCCTCGGGTCTTAACCTTAAAGCCCTTAATGACACTGGCAAGATCACAGGGAAGCCTTTAGCTTTCTTAGAGATGATAGGCCGCAAGCTAGATTTAGATCCCAATTTCTTCGCCAACGCTACTGAGCAAGAGTTCCGTAAAGAAGTTGCTAACCTCCTTCCTACCTACCTTCGTAATAACTACGCTGGCCGTATTTTAATGGCTGAGATCGAAGAGCAACGTAAAGGGATTGTCCAAGGAAATAACAGTCCTGCTGCTCGCAAACGCCTTATCCAGGCCGTCATAGACCTGGGTCGTAATGTCATTGAGTCTGGCGAAGAATACGAAAAAATCGTCCAGAAGTACGGCCGTGCTGATCCTATGATGCAAGAGCATCTCATTGAAGCTGCCGAAAAGAGATTTATGAAGAAAAACGGTAACAAGACCATTTCTGTGCGTGGTCCTGATGGTCATATGTATAATATTCCTTACAAAGACCTGAAGGCTTTTGAAGCTACGCAGTTTGAAGCTACGCAGTCTGAAGCTACGCAGTCTGAGGCCGCTAACCAGGGTGCGGAGTAAATAACATTCTATGGCTGCTGCCGATCCAGATCAATATTCCGATTTCAGTAAGCGCTGGGCTAAATACCGCGTAGATAACGCATCCGAAGATAACGCATCCGAAGATAACGCATCCGAAGATAACGCTCCAGAAGAGAGCCCCCTCACAGACTTCGACAAGCGCTGGGCTAAATATCGCGTCAAAGCCTCCGATAAGGCCCCTTATGACCCGGACGAAGAACCCGACGATAACTACCTCAAAAACACCTTCCGTGGCCTCCATAAAGGCCTTTCTCGCGGCTTAACCTCAACCATCGGCTCTCTAGCCCGTCTCGGCGCAGCCGGTTTAGAAGAAGAGCCCGAAGACAAATATCTCACTAAATTCGCTCGCACTGGTAAGGCCCCTGAGATTTCCCCTGGAGTTCCGCAAGAAAATTACAACCTGGCCAATCCCACTTCTGAAGAGCATCAAAAATCCTTAGAAAGCCTTATTGCTCCGGACTACTTCTCTAAGCGCGCTCCAGGTTTTGGTGGAACCTTAGAAAATTACCTAGAAAAAGCCGTTCCTAATGCTGCCTTCACTGCTGCTGCTTCTGGGGCTGCTCCCTGGGCAATCACCGCGGGTCTTTTTGGAGATGCCCTAAGGCAAGCGGGTTTACACAAGACCGCTCTTGCTGCTGAGTTGCTAACTCCCACTAATCCTGGACGCGCTGCTAAAAAAGTCTACGGCTTAGCCAAAGCTGTTATGCCCAAAGGCAAGATCATTCCTATCAAGGCTGTTCTAGACCCGATTGAGAAAGCGTTTCATGAGTCCAAGGTTATTGCTAATCCTGAGGCTTACTCGCTTATTAAATCCCACCTTGGCGGCATGAAAAGGGCCTTTCTCCACGGCAAGAGCGAGATCCCTAAGGCCACTATCGATGAGTCTATAAAAGCCGCTCATGACGTCAACCAATCCATCGGAAAAGTTCTTAAAGACAAACGCTTCTCCAAATCCGAAGTCGATCAGATCAATAAAATCCTCTTCAACGTCAGCCAAGACATCAAGTCCGCTGCTTACAAAGCCCCTGGCGCTGAAAAGTTCTCTGTCTTAAATAAAGCTGCTGACCATGCCTATTCAACTCACCACCAGAATCCAGGGGCATTAAAATGGCTCCGGTCTCATTTCAAAAATAACGACGCTTATCATCTGGCGTACCTCCTCCACTTTGTTCCCTTTGCGCGTGCTGGAAGTAAATGGGCTGCCGCAGGCGCTGCGTTAACTAAAGAAGGCAAAGACATCTACCGCCGTATCAGCCGTGATCCTTTGTTAAGACAACATTATCTCCGTGCTAAATCCGCTGCTGCTGTCGGGGCTGCTAAGGTCGTTGAGGAGGAGTTAAAGCAATTGCATGATAAGTTAGAGGCACGAGGTGAAGATGAAGAATGATGAGAATTCTCCTACATGGATTCCAGAGATTACAGATGAAGTTGAAGCAGAGATTTGGGCCAGTTTTAAGAGGGGTGATGATGATTCATTTCCTCCTCTTCGCCCGGAAGAGCGCATAAAAGAAGAGGAGTACCATTGTAATTTATGGGTTATGAGCATATGGAGGGCGATGTATGAGTGTGAACGGCCTGATGAAGATGAATAATAAAGGCCTTATTTGTGCGCTGCTCGGTGTCTTAGTCTATTTTTACCTGAACGACCATCTCTACTACTCTGTAGGCGTCGAAACGAGTGCCAGTAGCAATGTGGAGAAATATTTTATTGTCACTTACGGCTTAGGGTGTGATTTTTGAAAACCCGTTTCTTCTTCGGCGTAGTACGTTACCCAACCCACGGCATAATCGCTTAGTAAAAAGTCGGAACGCAACCTTCCGTGGATTTCTCGACGCACCTCTTGAAAGTTTTCTGTGAAATTCTCATCTCCACGTAGACACATCTGGACAGCTTTTACAATTGGTCCAACTTTAAATCTTTTATAGTTTTTATATCCCAGCTCGGGCATTAAGTCTCTTGCAAAGCGATAACTACCGTTATCAGGACATGAATCCAATTCTTCCGCCATTTCTTTCAATAATTCATCTTTCAGCATTTTTTTTGCTTCTTCTTCCATCATTTGAGGATGATTCTCCTTAATTTTTTTCTCCAGATATTCAATCAAGCGCATGCAAATAGTAGCAGCATTAGAACAATCTTCGATCATTTGCACGGTCGTGGCCAGTTGTGCCATCAACTCTGCTTGATCCATCTCCAACATAACCTGCTCGACACGTTCCAATGCCTGAATTAATCTACGTAGCTGACCGCTCATTATTCGCTCTCCAATAACATTTTGGCTCTATAAATGGCAAGCCAATATCAAAGTCCTACAGGTTAATATCATTTGCCATGCTGTTTTTGCCTTTTTCTATCATTTGCCTTCAAAGATATATTTGCGCAGTAAAAATGAAATAGAATTTGTTCATGCGCACCAAAGAGTCAAGAAACAGCACGACCACACAATCACCTGAAAGGGGCATAGAGCATTTCTTTGACTTGCTGCTGCGTGTAGATAAACGGATCAATCCAGATGCTTAAAATCTTCACGTCCCATTTTTTTCATAAGGGCTCTTGCCGACATGCTATTGCAATCTTCGTTGAAACAACCACAGTTTGATTTTGACCTTTCCATACATCGTTCCCTTAATTTATTTTTGGTTTAGGATCTTCAATTAGGCATTTTGCTGCATTGAATATTTCTTCCTTCGACTTTTCAGCATCCAGGATATAGATTCTTTCGCTATATTTCTTCTGGAGCGCTAAAAACCCCTCCCTCACTCGCTTAGGAAAGTCTCTAGGCTCCTTTTCGAACACGTCTAGGCTCTGATTAAGCTCTTTATTCCTAGCTTGGACCCTCCGCCGTCCCTCTTCCGGAGACAGGTCTAAAAGCAATGTTATATCTGGCATTAATCCGTGGGAAGCTATTTTCCAAATCTTTTCCGTAACCTCCAGCTCCATCCAATATCCATAACATTGATAAGCCAATGTAGAATCATGATATCTGTCACATATGATAGTGCACCCCCTACGTAGCCCTGGAATAATGAGCTCCTCTAGCGCGTGACTCATATCCGCAAGAAATAGAAAAAATCTGGCATAATTACCTGTTAATGGGCTGTATATGAGACTACGCATGACCCTGAAAACAGGAAAGTGGTAATATCTCGATCCAACATAATATTTACATAATGAACGTGCAAGAGTCGTTTTTCCTGCGCCATCGATTCCTTCAATAGTGATAAACATAACCCCCCTTCTCTATGAAATCATTTTTTTTCGACCTAAACTCTCAATTCAACTGGTACAAAGAAAACAACGCTTCTCGCTTTTCTGCATTCAAAGATCCCTATGTAGAGAGCTGTGAAGACTGGCAAGAATGGATTGAGCTGATCGAGCATTTAGAATGTTCCGATTGTCCCATCTCTGAAGAGCCTTGGTTTAAGCCTTATGCTGCCACGTTGAAGGATTCGATCCTTAAGGAAATCTACGACCCGGGTCTTTTAGAATAACACTCTAAGGTTATTGCATTTAACCACAAACTTCTCAGGGTTCTCGGTTAACCCGTTATAACATAAATGCTTAGCCGGTTTGCTCTCCCGGATGGGGCGTGTATTCAGATAATATCTCAGCGCATCTATGCAGTGATCATCAACCTTTATCGCCTCTTCAGACTCTGAATACTGCGTATTATTCTTCCAGGAATACGAATGCAGTTCCCGGATCAAGTTTGTGCATCTGCTTCTGATTTTCAGATCTCCCGTGCCTAGCAGGTTGCTAATCGTTGCTATCCCCTTGGTGTTATCTTTCCATCGTTTTGTATTATCAGTTTTAATAACATTGAGATGAATGCCCTGGCGCCTGGCTTCCCTTTTAAGGGTTATTGCGAACGATAGTGCCGAAGGATCTAATAAAACTTCTCCTATTCCGCGCTCTACGCAGAAGTCGATGCAATCGAGCACGTTGTCCATTTCATTTTTATAGTATCCCTCCTTCTGAGAGTTGAAATACCGCTCCTCATCCACCCATATCCGGGGCCAGCCGCTCGGGTCTTGAGCGATCGCCAAGAACACACAAGGATTTTTTGTTCCTGCATCAACGGCACACGACCATTGGGGACTTAAAGGCTTAGGTTCTCTGATTATGCAATCTTCTCCGAACGCTGGGAAGACTAACCCTTCCGCTTTGGCCCATTCACCCAGCACAAACCTTTTGTACCAGACTCCGGTGTTACTGGCTTTCAGGGTCCTTATATAATCCTCTGGCAACGAGGGATTGTCTTCTAATCTCATCAAGAAATGTTTTACACCCACCTCCTCGGCCTTATCTATGAATTCCGTCTTCAGCCAGTGCCCTGGATGGTCCGGATTGGTCGTGCACATCATAAAGGCTCCTGGGACACTGATCCTCTGAATCAGGGCTAGAAACACCTCCTGAGGCATCTCAGACGCTTCATCTACAATACAAGCAGCAAATGTAGCCCCTTTGATCTTCGCTTCGCATCGCAGGTCGCTCGCCCCTATGCAATGGAATATGCGTCCACATACAAAGACCTTGGGCTTGTCACCTTGTTTATATATCACATTGTGATCTCCAAACATTTGCTTGAAAGATCGAATGATATTCCTCTCTATCGTTGCTTGACTGACACCGACAAGGCAAAACTCTTCATTAGGAAGCCTTTCCATCATAATTGGCACGCAGGCTGCCACATTCGTTGTTTTTCCGCTTCGTACTGAGCCGTCCCAAATGTAGATCTTATGATTACTATCTCGGACGTACTTCAGATTCCTTATTTGTGCTTCGAATAACATATAATAACGTTAGTTGTTGTATTGATCAGGACATTATTTAATATAAATACATTATGCCGTTTAATGTAATTAACACGTAATAGCGACATTATCCGTGTTAAAATTCGTATCCTGACGTTAAAAGGAAGGTTCCCATGACGACTGTTAATGAACTAGATCAACCGGCTACCGACAAAGAGCTCAATTTCGCCCGTCTTAGAGACAAGCTCGAACGCGTAGAACAAGAGAAACAGGATCTAGAGCTAGCACTGAAGCATAAAGCGCGCGCAACTCAGAGTGATTTTTCTTCCTCTTTACTTAAGGAAGCAGGAATTAATCAGGATGAGCCCTATGTAGAAACTAGCAAACTCGCTGATTTGATGTCTGTTGTAGCTAAACATAACGAAGAAAAAACTCAACAAATTGTGTCGCAAGCTCTGAGTGATTATCAATCTAAGAACATGTTTACGTACATGCAGGCTGAAACAGGGGGCCAATTCAGCAAGGTCGTCAATGAGGAAGCTCTAAAGAAACTACAAGAAGATGAGCCCGAAGTCATGATTGCTATGACCGCTCTTGAAAAAGACCCGGCCGCTAAAGCATCTTTCTTGTTTAAAAAATGCTTAAGAATCAAGGAACAGGAAGAGAGTCTTAAGAAAGCCAAAGAACGGATGAACAATTCTGTGCGCATGCACGGTGATTATCAGCCTACGGCTCAGTCTCCCTCTTATTCCTTTGCAGACGATCAAGACAATATTTTAAACCAGCTTGCGCCTAGAGGTTCCGCTGAAAACGCTGAACAGATTAGAAAGATTCTAAGCGCTATGCCCAGACCTCGTAATACATCAATACAATAAATTATAGCTAATCAATGACTATCTCAACTCAGAATCAGAATTATACCCTTAATAACTACCTTAGTTCAGTAATTGAGGCCACTCCGACCCAGGACATGAATGCCTCTATGTTTGCGAGGCAGCTTGTTCTCCCAGAAAGAAGCGGTAACGTTATCCTCGTTTCTCGTTTTAACCAACTTCCTCCTGCTATCGAGCCAGTTCAACCGGGCGCTCCTACCGGGAATGTGGTTACGCTGACTAACGAGATCTTGCCTACGGCCGTTAACCTTTACACGCAGCAGATCTTTTTAGATACTCGATTTATTCAACAAGCCCAGCTCCCTTATTTAACGGAAGCTGCTCTTCGTTTGGCTGTCTCTATCCGTACCGGTCAAGACATTCTCTATTATCAAGCCCTTCAGTCTAATGCTTCCGCATACAACTGCCGTTACGGGGTAAATGGAGATTCTCCTACAGAAATGACAGCGTTGGACCTTCAGAACGAATTTACCGCTCTCAAAATTGGAGCTGCTCCTTTTTCCATGCAAGGACAAGAAGGATCGTTACAGTTCAACACTCAGCCTGTTCAAAACAGTTACTTTGCCTTGGCAAACCATCAGCTTATCCCTTCCTTGTTGAGCGTTTCTGGCTTTCAACAGACCATGAACTATCCTATCCAAAACAACGAACGTGGACCTGCTGAATTCGGATCTGCTCCTCCAGGATTTAGGTTCTGGACGTCGGCTAACGTTCCTATTGAATTCAATGCTTCTACATTGGGCAATGTGGTCCTGAATACCTTCGTAGGTGGTGGACTTCCTTACTGTGGGGTTTCTCTCGGCGGAAATGCTCTAGAGACAATTTACAGACCCCCTGAATATTCAAATGCTGCTGGATTGCAAGTTTCGATCGCTGCTAAGGCTTACTTCGGGTCTTCCGTCCTTCAAGAAAATTGGGTCTTTAACATGAGATCTACAACTACATATAAAGTCTAAATCAACAATTACAATAAGAAATCTACATGTCTACAGTCCCAACTACAGCAAATCTTCAAGGAATTACTCAGAATCAGAATGACACCTTGATCATAACAACGACTGGATCTCCTTTGTTGATTCCTTTGCAACAAGTCTATACCAGCGTAACTCTGATTAACCCCAGCACTTACGGCACATCGCCCCCTTCTCCGACTATGATCCAGGCTTACTGGAACAATTACATGTCTGCCGGATCGGCTCTGTTGCTAGAAAACGTAAGCTCTTCTACCACAGTTCAGAGCTTGTCGGTCTCCACTGGAGGAATCAGCATTTACAATACTGCATACCCGAGCATTTATCCGGTGCAAACCACAGGAACGACGATTACAGCTGCTAACCCTGCTGTAGCTTCAATTCCTTCTGCCAACACTCTCTTTTCAAACGGCCAAGTGGTTCGCTTAACGAATGTTGTCGGCGCTCCTCAGCTGAACGGTTATCTGTTCACGATTTCTAACGTCACTGGAACAAGCTTTACCATCCCTTATCTAGATGCTTCTGGATTTGCTGCTGGTGCGACTTCGTTCCACGCACAAGTGGTTCAACCGCCTACAATAGTCACTTTCCCATCCGCCAACTTGATTACGAAAATCATTATGGGCACCAGCACAACGATCCAGTTTGCTTTCACCCATAACTTCTTTGTGGGCTTAGCTCCTGGGGGTGGTAGCGGTCAAGTCTTTCTAACCATTCCTTCTGAATATGGAGCTCAAGGCCTTAACAAAACTCAGTACGGATCGTCAGAAGCCTGGACCATTACTGCCGTTAACCAAGCGTTGCCAAACTCTATTACGATCAATGCGAATTCGTCTGGAGTGCTTCCTTTTGCGTTCCCTTCAGCAGCCGTATGGACGACTAACAAGCCTACGCCTCCACAAGCAACTCCTTATGGACAGACCCCTTACAATTATCAGAACGCTAGCTTGGCTAACGCTCAATGGATCTTGTCTCTGGGCTCTTCTGTATGTGGCGTGGCTTCTGGAACACTTTACGCTGAACTCAAAGGCGCTGGAAGCATTCTGACTTATCCAGCTACAGTTCCTAACTAAGGTCGTTAACTAACGTTGTTAACTAACAGGTAAAATAACTATGTTTAAAAAACTTAAATCGCTAGCTAGTAGCCTCTTAAAAGAGCTTGAGGATAAAGAGCTCATAATAATGGGCCGCTTTCATGCTGTAAAAAATTCTTTAACCGCTGATGAGAGCGAACATGACTTTCTGTCTTCGATGTTGCATGCGGATAGCGCTCCAGTTGATAGTCCTTCAGCTGACAAGCCTACTATTCTTGCCACTCCTTCTGACAGTGATTCTGTTCCTGCTAGCAACGCAGCTAGCGGTTCGGATGAGTCAACTACGAGCACGAGCTAAATCTAGTTAAACGCGCAACCAGGAGACATATGGGCAACAAGTCAGAAGATAAGCATATCCAAGCTCTAATGAAAGAGGCACAAACCCAAGCATTAGAAATGGGGATAGTAAAACCTTGCTCCTCCATCGACACTTTTCAGTCAGCTGACAATAAAGAAGAAGTGGACAAGTATAAAGACATTTTCGGAAATTTCGTTGAGATAGACGACAAGCCCGCTAGAAGGATTTTCCCTACGAAGACAATTCCTTTAGCCCCAGGACCCGTTCGTGAAAAGACGTCTGAGGACCAAAAGAATTTTATCTGGCTCCATGAATATGTAGAGTGCTATCTGCACAGCAATGTCGCTCTTTATGAAGCGGGAACCTTTGCAAACCTGAATTTTTGCTATAACCCAACCATCTGGAGCAAGTTCGAGTTTTGGTCGATCCCTCACTCAGAAAAGATAGCGGTGCCACGGCATATCATTTTACATATCAACAAGACTTGCACTCCCTACCAACTCACTTCTAGAGAACTTACGCCTGAGGAAATCGCTAATAAAGTTTACCAAACCGGTTACTGTGAATCGGGTCAATACTACATGAAGAAATCATCCCGGCCTCAGTTTTATTTTACAGCTTCTCGAGCACCAGTGTCTTGTGTTAGATGACTCCTACATTCACTGTCGCCCAGCTTATCAATGAAGTTAGAATTAACATAAAAGGCGTTAATTCCTATCAGTTCACTGATGAAACGATACTAAATTATATAAACATATTTGTTACTCAAGATATGCCTCAGAACATCCAGCTTCTGAGTTATAAGACCTGGTATCGTTTTATTTTGCAGCCCAATATCGACAAATACGTTTTCCCGCAGAACCAATTTTCTGGCGTCTTCGGAGATGTCTTCGTCTTAGGAATTCCTGTCCGGACTTATCAGGATGTGAATAAATTTGCCTTAGACTGGCTGTTGAATAATTACACCGTCACTGCTGGCGTCGGGAACGGTTCTTCCACTTACACTTTGAGACTTCCCTTTCCTGCTATTCGGGGTTATACGGACTTCCTAGGGACCATTTATCCGGGCCTTTATATCTCCGCAGCCTTGAATGAAAGCACCAATATGGTCGTCTCTGACAACGGAACGGGAGGCCTTTTAAACTCTTCCAATGAGCTTTGCGGGAGTGTAGATTACTTGACGGGCGCAGCCACAGTAACGTTTCCGAGCGCTGTTCCTTCTGGAACTCCTATTTACGGGAACACGCAGACCTATCAGAAAGGGCAACCTACGGCGTGTCTTTTTTATAACCAGACATTCACCTTCAGAAACCCTCCTGACAAGTCTTATGTGGCTGCTGTGGCCGCTTATGTGAATCCGATCGCTTATGCTGAAACGACTCAGCCGGTCATCATCAGTAACATGTTCAAATATTTTGCCTATGGAACCGCTCGTTATATGTTGCTTGAGCTGAAAGACCTGAGCCAGCTTCAGATTTTGGACGGTCTTTTCAAAGAGCAAGAACGGATGCTTTTGAGGATCTCTACGCGTCAAAGGTTTCAGTCTCGCAGTCCGACGATATTCAACTCGGGTTACTCGGGTGCTGTCTTTGGATCTCAGGTGCCTTACACTAATTAATAAATCGGGATCAATATGACACCCCTTAATCCGAACACGCCATTGGTTAAACAGCCTGGTCCGCAGCCCCAATATCTCTCTCTACGGGCCACCAATGATAATACAACTTTTGCTGCGCCCTCTACAATCTGGGCTCCTAACACGCCAGCGACTATCAGTGAGACGTTCAGGGTTTCTGCCCCAAAGCTCAATCAGAACTTCAACACCATCGGTGACGGCTTCGGACAAGAGCATAACCCCCTCGGATCGACCGTAGACATCGGTCAACATATCCAGAGCACTTATATCAACCAGCTGACCACGCCGACTGCTGATGCGGCTAACGCCCGTTTATTCGGGGCTCTCGTAGGGGCTATTCCTCAGCTGTTCATCCAATATCCGACCACAGTGACACCAGACCCTATCCAGCTAACGAAGATCGCTCAGTCGACGACTTATAACAACGGAGCTATTACGGTCACTGAATTCAGTTTTATCCTGAACTCCCAGACCATCAAAATGGGGGGCATCTTAGTCACCGCCATTGTGACTGCCCAGATAACATTCATAACCCCCTTTTCTACCAATATTCCTCTGTTCGGGTGCATGCCCTCGGGAACGGCTAATCCTCAGTCTTACAGTATCAGCGGAATTTCGTTAGCTGGATTCACGATCAATTCGGCTGCGCCGGGAACTTATTTTTACATCGCCATCGGCCAATAGGAGCCTTACAGATGCTTCTAAGAAATTTCTCCGCAGGTGTTAACCAATATTTGCCTGCCTTTGGCATTGAAGATACAGAATTTGCTAACCTTATCAACGCCACTGTGCGCCGAGGGGTAGTCGCTAAAAAGCTAGGAGCGTCCCTTCTGGGCCAACTAGAATTAGAATTCACTTCCCCTAATATAGGGACCACCAGCGTCAGCGGGACTTTTTCTGGAACGATAACCATTACGGCGACCCCCTTCTCGGCCTTCGGCCCTCTTTCTTTGAGTTTAACCCTAGGCTCTACCGTTTATACCGATGACGGCTTAGGCAACATCATCAACGGCACGAGTATCTATGGATCTTTCAATTATGCTACAGGCGCTTTCACCCTTTCTGGGGTTGCTCCGTCCACTGTTATTCAAGCTTCTGTGGGTTATTATCCAGGACTCCCTGTTATGGGCCTTGGCTATTTTCAGAACGTTGCCTTTGATACGACGCTATTTCTGATCGTCTTCGACACCAGTTTTGCTTACAGTTTCAATTACACGTCTCGATCTTTTTACAACGTCTCTTTCTACGGGATGAATTCTGTTACCCCTAATCCTGTCCAATGGTTCGGAGAAGATTACCAGCAATTTGACTTCGAGAATTATAACGACGTCTTGTTTGTTTCCAACGGGCAAAGCGCCCTCAACTTCAAGCCTTTAACGAACATCACTTCCACAGGCCCTAACCTCGTCACTGTCTCCATAGCCTCTAACGGCCTCATCGTGGGCGATCAGGTTTTTTTCTATGAAGTCTTCGGCATGACTGAGATCAATGGCCTAGTCGGAACGGTCACAGTCGTCGGAGATCCTGTCTTTACCGTTTTGCTTGCGGGTCCTTCGGTGAGCCTTTCGGCATACACATCGGGCGGCATTTGCCAGTACCTAACCTCTAGCGTGGCTAACCCCACGGGTAACGGCCTCAGGATTTATGTTAACACCCCTCTCTTCGAAGGATTCCAGAATTTTGCCCCTCCTATCATTCCTAGTCCGACTAGCGCGGGTACTCTCAAGGTTTACTATATAACGGGGGCTAAACTTATCCTGCAATACGCCAACCGCTTGCTGATGCTCGGAACTACCCTTACCGCTTCTGATGGGTCTGTCATCGAGGAAACGGATGTGATTCGTTACAGTCAAGTTAACCAATCGCTCTACACTGTAGACCCTACATGTTGGTGGGAAACCCCTCAGGGCTATGGAGGATTTATTGTTATTGCTGGCAACCAGGCTATCGTTTCTGCTGAAGTTTTCTATGAGCAGCTGATCCTGGGAATGTCCGCTTCTTATGTGCGTGTCGTGGCGACCAATAATTTCATTTCGCCCCTGATCAGTTTCAATATCAGCAATGTCTACGGCTCTATCTGCCCCTTCTCTTCTGTCTTGCTTGACAACCAGATGCTGGGCATTAATGTCGTTGGAATCACTGTGGCTACGCCTAATGATGTCAAAAGAATTGATCAAACTACAATTCCTGATGCCACAGAGAATATTTCACGAGACAATAATGGACGACTTCGGGTTTGCTGCATCAGAGATTATCTCCAGCAGCTGGTGTATTTTACCTATCCGAGTGACCCCTTGAAATATCCTTCGCAGACAATCGTGTTGAATTATATCGAAAACAACTGGAGTTTCTACCAAGAGACTTTCACTTGTTACGGGCAATATATCGAACAACAAGATAGCCTGACATGGGATAGTGATGAAACATGGGCATCAGCAGGCACCTGGGGCGATTTAAGCGGCTCTACAGGCACTCAGCAGGTTGCGGGTGGTACACCTACAGGCGCTGTGTTACTCAAGGGAAATGCTACCTTTAATGAAGCCTACATGATCATTCAGGCGGTGACTCCCGGGGACACTTACACTGAGCTGCAAATCAATAATCATAATCTCCTCCAGGGCCAATATATTTTTATAAATAATTGCCTGGGGACGACCTCTCTGAACGGGGTGAGTACGTTAGTTGTGCAAGTGGTAGATACGAATACGGTCCAGGTTGCGGCGTTAACTTCAGGTTCATACGGAGGGTTAGGCGTAGCTGCGGTTACGGATAACTTTTTAATACAGACCAAAGAGTTTGCTCCCAACTGGGAAAAAGGCATGGGAAGTGAGTTGTCTACGTTGAGGTTGTTGTTGGGAACGACCCCTGGAGGACAGATTTCTGGTTATGTGACCGAGAATTTTGTTCCCTTTTCAACGGATAATTTTGTGGGTGATGCGATCATTACTCAGTCGATCATAGGAACTGCGCCTGATACCAATCTTGGTTTGACGGGCTTGCAGTATCAACAGACATATATTTGGCACAGGTTGCCTGTTTTGAATACCGGACAGACTTTACAGTTGTCGCTTTTTTTAAGCGCTGATCAGATGCAGAATACGCAGTACTGTCAGAGTCCGGTGGTTTTGGCGGCGATGTTGTTGAATATGACTGAGAAGGGGATGATTTATTAAGGCGTCATGTATTAAGTTTATAGAAATCCATTGAATAAAAAAAAAGAAGCCAATAGACTTCCATCTAAAGGCCTCTCCGTAAACTAAACACAGATACTTACAACACCGATACTCAATACCACGAGAGCATAGTGCATAAAAAATACAAAACCTTAAGGAGGGATTTGTTCTTCCAAACAACCCAGAAAAAGGTCGCATTTGCAACATATTTACCAACACCCGGTAAAAGCGAGTCATTTGCTTTTTCTCAAACTCACCAACATCCAAAAAGGAAAGCTGGAGTCATTTGCGATGCCTTGCCTTAAACTTACGAATGCTCGGTAAAGAGGAGTCATTTGCGTAATCATATTACCAACCATCCTGTTTTAAGCGCTAGCAAAATCACAAAAAATTTTGCAGAAACTTTATTTTGTTCAGAAAAAGATCAAAATCCGCTCATTATCCGTCCTTATGCGCACCAATCTCACACAAAACTTTCAACTATTGATCAGGCTGTCTTTCAGCTCGTCGAGCGCTGGAACACCCAAAACGCCAACCACCAATTTGCTCGCACAGGTGCCGACGGCCGAACCTACAGTCGCTGCAAATACAAAGACATTGCTAAGCAGCTAAACCTAACCGTAGACCAGGTCAGCTACAGCTGCAAGAAACTCCAGAAAAAATGCCTCCTCATGGCTCGTCGCTGGAACTACCTCAAGGCTGACAAGACGCTCTGGTTTCATGCAAATGTTAAGCTCTACAAAAAAACGCTCGCCGTGATGAAAAGGGGCGAAGCCAAGAACAAACGGACACGAGCTGAGAACGCTAAATCCAAACAGCAATGGAAACGACTTCCCAATCTTCCCCTCAAGATTCTTGACATGCTCTATCGGTGCCAGAATGCAAATAGATATATCGATCTTGAAACAGGACTCTCCCATGCACGTCTGTCGTACAGAAAGATCGCTCAGGGTCTCGGTGTATCCGTCGCAGCCGTTCAGTACTGGATGAATAAAATCCGTGAACATGCTGAAGAGATTGGCATCACTTTCAGAAGCCAGATGAACACACGCAAAAGAAAAGACGGTGACCGCAGCCTTTGGATTCGGCTTGATTCAGATTATAAAAAAGCCGCTCGTATCGCTCTGAAGCTGAAATCAAAACCATACAGCAAAAGTACGGTACCAGTTAAGACAGAACCCCTCTTAGCTAAAGCTAATAGAATTTATACAAACCCCGATGTTCAACTTTTGCTTAAGAGGATAAAACCAGGGGCGATCCAGACCTATGAACTCGAGCATGGAATATCTTACTGGAACATGTTGGACTCAGACCAGAAAGCTAAAGTCTCCAATCCTCTCGGATTTATAATAGCTGCTGGCCGAAACACTTACACTATGTGCAGCTACGGCTCAAAACATCTAACAGAACTAACGAGATTAAGAAAAATAACTAATCGGATTTCTACTGGTAAATTTACTACTGAAGAAATTCGTCTAATTAAATATAAATGCCCCTACACCAATACGAAACAGAGAATGTCTCATCGAAAAAGCCAAGGAGCTCCATCCTCCATGATTACGCCTTTCCGTCCCTCCTCCAGAAAAGTTTTATTCCACGCTGATCTGTCCCGTTCAGAGGAAAAAGTTATCCTGAAAGATTTTTTCTCCCAGTTCGAGCACCATTTATCTCCCGAGAATCAGGAGCATTACCACGGTCTGGATCAGGATTTTGAATCGGCATCCGTTGCGGATTGCCCGGAAGTTATTCAGATTATGCCTCGGGACATGGAAGTTATCCAGGATGCGGCTTATATTCCGATGTCGGCGTCTTTAGGGCTCAACGGTTATTCGAGTCGTGCTTCTCGGTCCCGCTTTTTGTATCCTCCGAGAACCTCGGGTTATTAAAAACCATTTGTTCAATAAAAAAATCATAAGCATGACCACCCGCATCCAGATAAGCTTTGGCTTTTTCTAAAAGATCAGGATCATTAAAAACTTCAACCCAAAATTTCTCAAACTGTAATTGCTCAAACTGTGTCATATAGATATCTTTTCTGGTGTGTTTTTTCGACATCTGACCATGCATGCCAAACTGGTCGCTTATACTTACCATTTTTCTGCTTACACTGCCGATAATTGATCAGCTTATAATCACAACACGGACACCCTGGAAAAAATCTCTTTTCCATTTTTGCCTTTTTTATTGAGAATTTATTGAGAACGCATTCTCATGCGCAACGCATAGTCCAGGCACTTGTCTCGGTTTCGGCTGTAGTAGGTGCCTTCTTTTCGGCATCCAGGTTTATCACGATTATAAAAACGTTTATTAAGCACAGCATCTCTATGTTTAAAGAACCAAACTAAGTCTTCTATAGCCACCATAATGCCCCTCCGTTAGAGTCTTAACTGATTATCTTTTAATGTTCATTAATTTGCAAACTGAATATTAACATGATAATATATGGTATGACTTCCCCTTTCCTGCAACAAACGCGCTCATTTTCTGATATTAGCATTGTTGATGATCCGGACTTGTTATTAAGGGCTCTCAACAAGTTTTCTTCCGATGTCGCTTTTGCGGTCAATATCCGTACGGTCGGCATTTATAACGATATCATTTCCTCTACGGGCAACTCTTTTAACGGGACGCAGACCAGTCGGATCATCTCTATCGTTCCTTCGATTTTGTCAGGGACGACCTCGGTGAGCACCACCATTCAGAAGGCTCCTAATCTGAAGATTTTGTGTTTGTACGGCGTTGCCACCAACGGGTCGGTTTCTATTCCGATTCCTTATTTGAATGTGGCTGCTCCGGGCGATAGCATTGGCTTAAGTTTTGACTTAACAACTGCCTCTGTGCAATTGCTCACCACCACGGCCAATTGGACTTCTTACTCAGCTTTTGTAAATGTAGAGTTTGCTTATGTCATTTAATCCTCCAGCACCCCTTATTCCCGGTACAAGTTCTCTTTATATCGGGACTGGCGGAGGAAGTTCTGCCATAGATTTGATGAGCCGTATTCAGAACACGGACATCGGCATCAACCAACAGCGTTGGATTCGAGGCAGCGGTGCTCTTTCGATGTACTGCGGAGCGACCTCTTATATTCAGATGCAAGGGGGCGGTGGCTTCGGGTTCAATGCCCAGACCACTCAACAGAACGGCTACAATTTTAACATTGTCAACTCGAAGTGCAACTGGATTTCTGGCCGAGAGATTAAGAATCGCAAGAGTGTCACCTGCATTTCTAACTATCCCGAGTATGACGAGATTGCTACGGCCTACACCAAGATATTGAGTTACATCGAGAATCGGTCAGGCTTACAGCACAAGTTTTCTCGCGCCTTTCAGCACGGCATGATTACCGGACTTTCTTTCTGTGAATTGTTCTTGAACCGCACAAAAGACCTGGTCAACGGCGAGATTGACTATGAAGTTTATGACTATAATGCCGTTATCTACGACTACACGTGCCGAGACATTGTCGGCTTGACGGATTGTAAATATGTTTGGTTGATGAAGTATCTCGACACCAATGTGGCCATGAGGTGCTATCCGGAGGTTGCGGATCGTATTGCTAGCATGGGCAACGCTTCGTATGCCAATAATATTTTTTCTTTTATGCCTGAATCCCAGACGAGCCGTCAGCTCAACACTGTCGCTGTGAGTCGTCTTTGGCATCAAGTTCCTTACAATAAAAAAGTTTATATCAGCAATGTAGAGAGCCCTATTCAGGGTTTGTCATTTACTGAGGGACAACTTCCGGAAGAAATTCTGAATGACCCTCGTCTGAAGTTCGAATATGTATCCCTTCCCTCCACGCGCTGGAAGCTCTCTATCGTCATCAATGAGACCTTGGTCAAGGAATATGACAACTACCTAGATATCGATGACTGTCCTCTCGTGGCCTTTTATTGGGATTATAACCCCGAGCATCCGATCCCGCAGTTCCGAGTTAGGGGCTATCCCGACGCATTGTTTTCTCAGCAGATTTTGACCAATCACGCGATGATCAAAAACCATAACATCCTGGAGTCTTCCATCAACTCCGGATTGCAGTTTGAAGAAGACCAGCTCGTCGACGAAGACATGGCTTCCCGTACGGGAGAAGCTTTGAATGTCGTTCGCAAAGAAGGCACTCCTCCTGTCATGCAACTTTCTCCGGTGAATATCCCACAGAGTAATTTTGCGTTGATCGATTACCTCAGGCAATCTGCTGAAGAGGCCTCTAGCGCTAAGCCCATGTTGGAAAATAACGAGAGCAAGAGCACTTCTGGCATCATGAGCATGATTCAGCAGGATATTTCTGACACTGCTTTGCAAAAATACTGGGGCGCTTTGGATGAATGTCGTCATCGGCTCGCTATTCTGAAGTGCAAGATTGTTGCTTCCAACTGGTCTCCTCAGAAGCTGGCTGAAGTATTACATATTCCTGATTACAAGGAGTGTGAGAGATTTCTGGGCATGAATCTGACGGATTTTAAATTTGTGATCGAAGACGCTAATATATCTACCTCTCAAAAGCGCAATCAGTTTGTCAATCTATCTGAGATCTGCGCCATGTTAGGCGTCAAGATGCCCATTGAGTTCGGGCTAAGACAAGCCCCCGTTCAGGGCGTAGAAGAACTTATTGCTGCTCTTCAGAAAGAACAAGAAGCTGAGAAAGAAGCTGCCAGTCAGAAGATGGCCCTCGAGCTTGCTCTTGTTGAGGCTGAGATCAAGAAAGTCAACGCTCAAGCTGTGGAGCAAATCAATCTGGCTCAATCTCACCACGCCCGTGCTGGCTCTTATGTAGGTCTAGAAAACGAGCGAAATGCCGAAGTAGCTAAGAACGAATCAGTATCTAATAAAAACAATGCAGAATCATTATTAAAGATAATGCCTTTGATAGAACAGTATGGATTAGATAAAGTTAAAGAGTTAATATTATTATTGAACCAAGAGTCATTAATAACTACTAACCTGCAGGAATCCAATGGGCAAAATAGACCTTTCATACCGTCCGAAATGGGACCCGAAGGAAACAGTCCCCCAGAAAGTTTACAAGTCTAAAGAAGGCGTAAACAAATCCATGGGACCGGGCCCTACGTATCCTGACCATCCTTCTGAGATTGATCGCCGACAAGAAGAGAACATCCGAAATATTCACAAAAGCAAAGCGCGTTAGTAAATGACAGCGCCTGTTTCGAGCGTCCATGGGCTGTATTCTAACCCTTTAATTGCAGTTCTTACCCCTGTGATAGATGTTGCTTTCGGGTCTATAACGGCATCCTACACGACATTTAACACAATCGTTGCTGCAAGTGCCATCCTGGTTCTCAATAACTTCACCAACGTGATTATTGATTACACCCTTTCCGGAGGCATTTCCACTCAAGGCCATCTGGGCGCCGGCGACAGTGTGACTCTAGATTTGAAGTCCAATCAAGTCGTGGCTTCGGGAAGTGTAGCTGTGGGTTTCAAAGCCAATTCTGCCTTACCTTCCAGCGGATTTTGCTCACTAACAAATATTGCCCTTCCGTAAACGCGTACACAGCATAAAGCTTAAGGTAATACCGAACATGTCCTCAGTCACTAGCGCAAATACCCTTACCGCCCCTAACATCTTTTCCCCGAACGCTTTAGCCACTTCGGGCGTAACTGTTTCTAACTCTGCTCCAGTCAGCGGCGCTTTATATAATACGACGATGCCCCTGGGGCGTGTATGGATTGTGCCCTCTTCGGGTCAAATCTACGTTTATGCCGGAAACAGCACTTGGCTAAATATTTCCAGCACTTCCGGAGGAGGAGGCGCGCTAACATGGGTTGCGGTGAGTTCTTCTCAGAGCATGGTCACCAATCATGGATACCAAGTCTTTGGTTCGGCCGCTCCTGTTTCGCTCTCTCTGCCCGTCAATAGCGCTTTCGGTGACACTGTCTCTGTGGCTTCGGTTACGTTTACCGGAGGGGGGGCGCCAGCGTTTCCTGGTTTTACCATCACGCAAAATGCTGGGCAACAAATCTTGGTGAGTCCGACTCTATATTCCACTCTAGGACAAACGGGCTCTCTTTCTTGCGCTATCCAAGGGGCTTCGATAACTTTGTTGTGTGTTGTCCCTAATCTGACTTGGAATGTTATCACTCCATCTATGAGTAATTTCACGCTGACTTAGAGAAAAAGTTTACATATGCATATCAACTCACACTTATAGGTTTTATTTATGACAACACCAACCAATGCTCTTGGGGCAGCTATCGGTACAGTTTACAACTCCGGAACGGGTACTTTCACTGGCGTTCCAACCGGAGCTACAGGCACGATTTTGACATCGACTGGCTCAGGAACTGCCCCCTCATGGCAGCCTCCGGCCGCTTTGGCGCTTCCGTGGAACAACGTGACGGGCACTTCCGCTACGATGGTTATCAACCAAGGTTATTCTGCTAATAATGCTGGTCTTGTAACTCTCACGATGCCTACTACCGTTCCTTTTGGTTCTATCCAACAGCTGGCAGCTTTTGGCGGTGGTGGGTTTAAAGTTCAGCTTGCTGCTGGCCAACAACTATTTACTGCTGGCGCTTCTTCAACGGTAGCTGGATCTTTATCTTCGACTGCGCAATATCAGTTTGCTGCGACCGTTTGTTTGGTTGCTAATTTGAGTTTCGTGATCAGTAATATGACTGGTGGTTCGTTTACATTGGCCTAATGATTCCTCCCTTACAATAGGCTAATTGATGACAACATACCAAACAGACATTGGAACCCTTTCTCCTGGTCTTTTAGTATCTGATCAAAACACGGGGGCGTTCTCTGGATTCAGTTCCAACGTCCCTAATCAGGTTTTG